TCTGATTTTCTTTTGAGGCTTATAATCGATGCCTTCAACAACAGAAGTAAGTCGTTCTCTTTCTTCATCATCAATTTCTATTTCATTTGTTGCTAACCATTCAACATGTACAACTTCAACAATATAGGCTGAATTAAAATATTTTTGTCCCATAAGAGGGTCTTCCTCGCCATAGTAAAGTTCCAGATCCAGTCCAGAATTCAAACTTCTAGCTGTCCTAGTCATATATCTACCACCAAAGAGCTCCTTCATTTGCTCTTTAGTCATGAATTTACCATACTTTTCAGCTACTTGTTTATGAGTCATATACTCACGATGCACCACAGCATCTGTTCCATCAAGGAAAGGTGTGTTAGTTGTTTTGTTATGGAAGAAGTTTTCCGGTTTGATTACTTCGAAGATAGGATCTGATCCGTCTCTATCATAGTATACACGCCAATAACATTCCCCTGTAACCAGTAAGTCATGAGCCAGTAATCCAAGTTTATGGCGTAGTTCCATTTCATTGGAATTCTTGAAGTAACTTAATACTTCTTGAGCTGCTATTTCAAAGTCAGACAAATAACTATCACCAAGTTTTTTAGTAATATTATCAATCTGCTCTTCAAGTTCATTATAAGTAGGGAGTTCATCCTTCTTCTCTTTGCCTGATTCTACGGCTTGTTTAACTTTACGAGAAAAATCATCAAGTGCTACATTAATCTCTCGCAGTTTCTTTTGTTTCTTCTCTTCTTGTATTAGATCAATTGTCTTATCATCTGTCGCTGTGACAGTGAAGGTATATTCATCGGACTCAAGCTGCGCAACCAAAGCATCGATACGAGGCTTTATTAAGTTCGTGAATTTTAAGACAGACGGAGACCCTATACCGAAATTTTCAGTCAAATACTCAAAGTCTCTGTTATCCCTCACGCCATTATAGTAATCACGTAAAGTTTTAAACTGTGATCTTGGTTGAACTAATGCCGAAATCCAATGATCCATATTGCCCTTTAAGTAATCAAGCTCAGCCTTTTGGCTTTGCGTGATATACATATCCTCATAATATATTTGAGGTTTGGCTGATGACCCTGGTGCTAATCCTGATGACATATTCTATTTCCTTTATAAAATGAAAAAGGCCCAACAAAATGCTGGGCCTATATGATTATTTTTTCGCCTTTAGTAAAATATCGAAATCGACAATCATTCGCAGCTCCGGCTTCTCATCTGATTCATAGTCTCGGATAACCGTTCCTACGTATGGGTCGAAAGCTACAAGATCGCCTTTTACAATATCTACGTTTTTGGCTTCTTTTCCTTTTTTTAATACTCTACCGAATAACAGCTTTGCTAGTCGTGGATCTTTAGCTCCGTTGAGGATAACTCCATCATCTTTTGCTAAATCAACTATCTCAACCATTAGACGGTTAGAAGTTGGAATCCATTTTGTTTCGTCGTTTTTCTTAGTCATTCTCTTACGTCCTATAATATCATAACCGCGCACTATTTTGTACAGGTTTTCATCGTCATCTGTCGGCAGAAATGCGCCGGCGAATTGAGTAAAGACTACTTGATCTCCAACTTTCAATCCAGGGCAGTGAGACGGCTGGTCGGCTTCGGGCCCCATCGCAACGACTTCACCATATCGAACGGCTACGCGTTCCTCATCAGTTTCCTGTTGTAAAATTAGGTTCTCATAGACCTCATCAATTCTTAACATTCTAACGATCACTCTATCCTTTTGCGGCTCGATCGTCTTTACATCAAGCATTCTATTCGGCTTTTTCGAGTTTAGGTTGTGGTACCTCAGCTTGTACTTGCGGCTGCGGCTCGCTTACTTTCTCTACTGGTTTCGGTGAGATAATAAGGTCTTTAGCGTTTAAATTAATATCGTTCATCATTGCGTTGATGACTTCTGAAACTTCTGTATAAGGTTTTGAACCCAAGAAGTTAAAGATTGCGTTTGCTACATCCTTTGAAAGGATTACGTACTGTGTTTCTTTCTTTTCCATTTTTCATTCTGTTTTAAAGATTTCAAGGGTATTATAGTAAAAAATTATTAAACATCTTCGAGGTCGTGAACATCCATAATATCATATCTATCATCGTATCTAACATTACCCGCAGCGTCTATCCAACGAAATCCATAACGCTTCTCATCAGTGAAGTGAGATAGGATATTATTTTTTCTTTTACTTTTTGGAATAGCTCCGAATTTCTTCTTACCTTTCTCATCATAATAGTATCCGAACTCAGTAAACTCTTCAGTCATAGATCCTTGAGGTTTAGCTGCTTCTCCCATCATATCTTCGTCTGCAATCTCACATAGGCCCATTGCAATTACAAGGTCATAATCGGTACGACTTTCTCGTTGATAATCTCGAAGTTGTTCTAGAAGATCGACAAAGAATATCTGATGACAGTTATCCTGTACGTACTCTTTGATTTTTCCATCCTGGTGATCAATCACGTTAGGCGTGGCCGTGGTACCAATTTGATTTTGTTGTCGTATTCTAATAAGTTCCGGAAGTTCGCCGGCACCCGCCGCAGCCCTCGCAATCATTGGTCTCTTCATGAATCGATGCCACTGCTTTTTCTCTCTGAAATACTGAACGATACCAATCTTTGTATATTCTATATTAATCATTCCATCGTAATACATCGAGAGCTTTAACACCTCTTCATAGTCTTCACGAACATCAAGACTACGACCTATATACTTGGCTACGTAAATGTTCGAAGTTTGTGAGAAATATTCCCCCTCAACTATACGCTTCTTTACCATACAAGCTAATGAAGAACGTCTCTTAGTGGAAGTAGAGTCAAGTAAGCCTTGGTCAATGGAGTCAACACCCAACACATATAATCCGGGAAATGATTCATTACCTGTTTTTCCTTTATAAGGATGCTCTATTATCTCAATATTTCCTTTCGGATTAAGCGCCCATTCCACTCCGATGATACGTCCTGACTTAGAACGAACCCATTCTAAGAAACCACGCTCAGGCTTAATAACATGTTCTTTACTGAAATTGATATCAGTAATCTGTTTTATGATATTTCGTTGATTAAAGATATTGGTACCAGACTGACGAAATACCTCGGCCACAGTGAACGGGTATTCTTGTACAAGTTTATCATGGATTTCCATATCTTCTTGAGTACGCTCTCTTTCTTTTTCTAAAAAGATACGAGCTTTCTCATTATTATTAACTGCGGTACGTTCCCAGTCCATACCTCCCATAAAATAGTGAGAAGGAATAAAGACAGCATGCGGTTTACGTACTTCAGATTTAAAATCTTGAACAGATAAGAGGTTATATGCGTCAGGACTAAGAAATATATCCTTTGCTTGCTGTGATGATACAGAACCACCAGTACCAATTAGGAATACACGGGTCTTATTAATGGCTCCTACTCTCCATGATCCGGTAGAAGCACCGATACAAGCTTTAAGGTTTCCTTTTCCAGCAGCCCAGTCACCACAATTATGGGTGATAGTTCCGTCTGAGAGTATGAATTCATGCTCTGCCTCATTTTTACCAGCCATAGTAAATCCATAATATTCGCCTATCTCTGTCTTCTCAATGTCTACCCAACCTTTCTTATCCATCACATTATTAGAAAAGTATTCTTTACGCTCCTCTTCGTCCATAGCGAAGAACACTTTAGCCTTAACTCTTTTAACAGATATCTCAAGGTCTTCATCTAGAGTATACAAGCTTAGTTTATGCTCAGAATTAACCACATATGGCTTACCAAACTCTTGGGTTATCTTGTACATCTGATCCATCCCTTTGGTTGTGCGCATTATTCTTCGCGGTGTTAGTCTAGAATCTAATACAAAATCTCCAATCTTAATATCTTGAATCTCTTTGTATTTGTACCCTTGCATTAGTACTTTTGTTCCTGGCGCCATGCACTCCTCCATTAACTGTACATCAGGACGAGATCCCCTAGTAACCCCGGGATTATCTCCATAGATAACCTGATTAATACGAGAAAGGGGTCCTTCTTCAAACTTCTTACCATCTTTTGTAATCTCATATCCAGATTTCACCATGAATTTGGTATCAACTAAACGAGATAATGCGATGGTAGGATGTGCCTTATCGATAGCATTAAGCATCTCTTTCATCTTTGAGAATGCTTCCCCAGCATGGCCGGAGTGAGATGCCGATACTATATTATGACTCTTAGGCTTTAGGTAGTAGGATTTGGCTAATACAGAGAGGATCATATAGGTTTTACCGAAACCACGACCTCCCATAAGCATAAATCCTTTCCCGGTGAGGTGAGCTTCTTCAATTAGTTTAAAGATATAATCCTGCATCCAGGCAAAATAGGGGAAAGCTACATCGAAATTTGACGTAACATTCCCCTTTTTATCTTTGGTGGCTACAAGAAATGGCGTGAAGTTTAAAAACCAATAATGGTCTCCAGTAATTCTTGTGCCTTTATATTCGAATCCATATATACATCGATGGAGTTGTTCAGCATACCATTCAAGGTTTTCTGCTGAATCAAGGGGGACTGGCGGCGGGTTCCGGCCTTCGAAAAATTTACTAGGTAATTGATTACCATAGCGATACATTTCAATGCCTAGTTCTGATGGCTGCTTGTCTCCTTTTCCATTTTTTCTGTTCCATTCTTCAATTTCCCTTTGCATCGCCTGTTCAGCGCAAAGTTTGCTATCAGGTAGCCATAAACTTTTAACTCCATCAACATTTTCCTTATTAAGATCTATTTTCATTATTATTTGTTTTTACACAATTCTGGGTAGTGTCTACAGACACATTTTTTAATTCCAGATGGATTAGGTGCGTTGTGAGCCAATTTAAGGGCTGATTTAGCTCGTGATAAAGATCCTACCGGATATGTTCCTGCTGCGGCTCCTCCGGCCGGACCACAGAATGGGCCCTCACTCTTGGAATATGTGCCTGCATTAGAACTTCCCGGCTTGTCTTGGCTCTCAGTACTTCCTACTTTTCCACCTTTCTTAAATAATATTCCCCCAAATTTTTGTTTAGTTACCCTAAAGTTTGGAAGCATTAGTTCATATCTATTATGCATATCATTGTATTTGTATGAAGCTTTAGCTTGAGAGGGGTCTATTCCAACTCTTGGTAAATAACCTTCTAAATGTTCATTAATACCTCTTACAACTTCCTCTGCTTCTTCAGGATCATTAAAAATTTCACCCATTCTTTCTAGTCCTTGAGGAGTACCCGGCCATGATTTATGTACAGCCAGATCATTTGCTGGAATTTGTCCAGCTATTTCTGTTTTAAGTTTTCGATTTTTTAATCGTTGAAGCAACGCATAAAAGGAATCAGAACTTAAGCTTCCTTGATCCATAATAGCTTCTCCTGGTAACATCTCTGACGACAACTTACTATATGCTCTACCAGCATGCATCGGATCATTCCAGAATGAATTCATAGTGTAGAATGGCCCTTGATCATCAATTCTTTGCTTAAATTTAATAGCTCCACCCTTATCTGGATGGTTTGAAGATACAGACATGTCTCTTTTAATCCCTTTAGAGCTAGGACTTATACTTGTTCTAAATTTCATTGGAACATTAGGTCTCGAAATATCCTCGTCATAATCAATTCTATTTCCGAATCCCATTTGAGGTTGTGCTCCTTCAGGGACAATGCCAGATTCTACAGCATACATATGAGATTTAACAAAGTCACCTATATCGCGTTTTCTTACCCATCTGTTACGCTTTACTTGATCTACAAGATTCTGCATTTCTGGTCCATAAGGGTATACAGTAGGATTATAATTCTCATAACCTTGTCTCCACTGCTCTGCATTTTTTGGTCTACCACCAAATAATACGCCATGTTCTGGAGCAGGTTTAGGCTTTTGACCTCCTATATATTCGAATTCAAATGTAGGAAGCCCTTTTGGTACTGCCTTTGAATTTAGTTTTTTAGCATCTTGATTCTTATCTGAACCAAAGAATACCTCATCACTTGCAATACCGCCTGATTCTCTAGCTTCACGAATAGAATTTCTAATATCTTGCAAACGAGTTTGTACAGCATTTGGGTCTCCAAACTGCGGCCCCTCAGCTACTCTACGTTGATTCTCAAGCCTATCACGCATCATTTGTACAGCTCCTGGTCTTTCATTATTTACTGCGGATCCAGCCCTAACTTGGTTATGATCGGGTCTGACCGGAGCTTCTACATCTGGAATTCTACCGGCAGCAGCTTCAGCAGCTTCTGTTATTTCTTCTGCCATATCTCTACCAGTGCGCCCCATCCTGCGCACTAGCTCTCCAAATAACTCTCTGCCTCTCTGGGCCTTTATTGGTTTTTTTATTAATCGTCTCATTATTTATCCATTAAGATACCACCAAATTTTCTATTTTTAATAGCTTTGAAATTAGGTAAGATAAGTCTATTATCCGTATCTAATCTAACTCGTGCATCAGGATTATCAATACCTATCTTTTGTAAAATGCCTTCTAAATTAGCATTCATTTTATCAACTACTTCTTGACCTGTTTCACGGTCATAGAATGTATTCGATCTAATTTCTTCAGCTTCTATGTCTTCTCTAGGACGCCTTACCGGGTCACCTTCTGCATCTTTAACAATTTTACCGGCTTCATCTCTAACAAATCTTTCTGGTTCTGTGCCCGGCCATGATCCATATGTAGCCATTGAGTTAGAATGTGTAGGTCCTGTAAATTCAGGAGTCATACGCTTGTTCTGAATCATATTAAGAACAGCACTATAAGAATTGGCGCTATATCCTGTCTTATCATGAATGTATTCTCCTGGTAACATATGCCCGAACATCGTATTATATGCTTTACCGGCATTATAAGGATTATTACCCCAGAATGATGTTACTCCAAAATAAGGATTACCTTCATCATCAAAACGAGCATTGAAATTAATATTTCCTCCTTTATTGTTAGAGCCTCTTCCAACAGGGTCTCTACCAGAGATAGTCATCATTCTATGCGGCATTGTTACTTCAGAATAACCCATATCTGGTACTGCCACATCACCACTGAATGTTGTTGGCATTCCACCTTTTCTTGTAATATCAGTATCAAAATGCAAATTACCATACATATCACTAAGCTCATAATCAGCTTCTGGTAGCATATGCTTATCAACTAAAAATCGCATACCCCTTAGTTGCTTACTAATTCTTTCTGGCGACGCTCCTCGGCTTTTAGCCTCATCTATATATCTTTGAATGTTTTCTCCATAAGGCATATACTCAGGACTATAAAACTGCCAATCTCTCCTAGCCTCATCTATATGTTTTGGTTTGGTTCCGGCTTTAAAATGTGGTTCCTGCTTTTGACCTCCAATATACTCAAATTCAAATCTTTGTGGTATCTCTGATGGATAACGTTTTCCAGAAGGCTGTTCTGGCTGAGATCCAGTTCTTTGGCGGTTAGTTCTATTATATTCTTCTTCTAAAGGGTCATTAACACCTTCCCATTCCAGTTCATCCCAATTAAACCCTTCTTCTTCAGTATCTATGGTTTGACTTTGAGGTCTTTGTGGCGGGGTTTCTGCATGTGTTTGTCTTGTAGAAGGCTCGAATGGTAAAGTTTCAGGATCTAAATTTACTGATTCTGGTGGGGAAGGTAGCTCTTCTCCTGCTAGAATAGCATCCACACGACGAGCTATATCAGGCTCAGCAAATCCAGCCTCTCTCATAGTACGATCGGCTTCTCTAGCAGCATCCATTCTTTCTACACCAGCTTGTATATCTGCTGATCTTTGAGCCTCAGCTCTATCAAGGGTTTCTGCGGCTGCCTGTCTAGTATTATTTGGGTCTACAGTTCTAGACCTATTACTCATTTGCCTAACCTCTTCAAGATTAGCTCTATTCTCTTCCTGACGTCTTTGATATTCTTCTCTACGTCTTAGTGCAGTTTCATCAGACCAGTAATCATCTGCAGCGGCTGAAGATTGTCTGCCGGAAGCTTGTTCAGCAGCTTCTGTTATCTCACCAAATACGTCGCCTAGAAAATTTCTTGCTCTTCTAATATATGGGTCGAGACCTCCTAAAACACCTTTTTGTGCTTTTATTGGTTTTTTATTAATTATAGCCATGTTACTTTTTATTTTTTGGGATTAATTTACCACCATTCTTTTTCTTTTCTAATCTAAAATTAGGTAATGACATGCCATACTGCCCGAAATGACCTTCATAAGGCTGCGCTGTATGTTCTGAAAGATCTCTTCCAGGAAATGCTACCGGATATACTTCTTCTAATAAATATTTATTAATACCTTCTGTAGTTCCTTTAGCCCCTCCTTCAGTTGGATAAAAAGCTGCATTTGTATTGGTATTGGGCCAGTCACGCGTCTGTCCTAGGTCGTTGGCATCAATGAATCCCATTGGCTCTGGTTTAAAGCGTTTCTGGTTTAAAAGATTCTGTGTCATTCCTCCCCAAGAATCTGAGCTTAGATTACCACGATCTAGTAATCCCTCACCCTTTCTCATATGATTATACATCCAGTTAAACACTTTACCTGCTGTAGTTTGTTCGGGCCAATACATTTCTCCTGCGAAAGTTCCTGGTATATCATCTCTTGAAGTGAAGTCCATAGCTCTCGACTCCGGACCATACTCTCCTTCAACCATTGTATTTAATGAGATAGCCCTGTCACCAGGTCTTTGTCCTGGCAAAGGTCGTACAAAAGCATCTATATCTCTATCTCCAGCAGTTCTGGCTTTAAATGGTTTAAAATGATAAGAAGGGTTATCGGGTAAGTATGACCCTTTTTCTACCAATGCGTCCTCTGGTAGCAATCCTTCTTCTCTGTAGAACATGTAATCCTTTATCTTCTGCGGTAAGTGTTCTTCTCGTTTATTCTTCGACATCTCAGCTAACCTTCTTGTATTCTCATCGTATGCCCATGCAATAGGGTCATAAGATTCATAATCCTGTTTTAGCTGGGCCTCGTCATATGCCGGAGCTTTACCAGGTTCGTATTTAGGTTTTCCAGGAATAGGTGTTTCAGGATTAATTCTAGGGAATTCGAAGGTAGGATTACCTTCTCTAGGCACCGGCTCTGTCTTATGCCTTTTTAAAGCATTATCGGGTTGTCGCCCACCCATGTATATCATTCTACCTGTGGCCGGACGTCTTGGTGCTGAAGCAGTAGTCGGTTCCATTTGAACTACTCTACCTCCTCCACCAGTATCTGTTCTACCAGCAGCCTTCTCAGCAGCTGTAGTAATATCTCCTAAAATATCATTTCCTCTTTTAGCTATTTTTTCTAAAAATTCCCCGAATATTCCGGACCCTCTCTGGGCCTTTATTGGTCTATTCTTCTTTAGTATCGACATCTATTATCTTGTTAAGTAATTTCTTTTGTTTTGATTTTGAGAGTGTGCCTCTCAGTCTCTGGTTATACTTACCAGTAGATTTCATATCTGCTAGCACAGCTTTATCAACTATGATAGTTAAAGCATTTTCCAGTGCATTAGTAATGATATCTATATTGGTTGAGAATGATATCTTACCGGTGGATTCATGTTCATTTTTGATTATCTGTGGAGTAGAGTCCTCATCTTCCAACAACTCTATAAACTCGAATAACTTCTTATCATATAAATCAAGTTCCTTCTGAAGATCATCAATATTCTCCTTCTTGTAGGCCTTAATGGCTTTAGCTAATAGTTCAGAATCAACCTTATCAAAGTCAATACCAGATATCTCTTTAGCTTCTAATCTCCTCTCTTTCTCAGGTAAATTTTTGAGCGGGTTATCATTAGACCTATCATAAAGCAAAAAGATATAAAGCACTGTAGCTCTAGCATCCTTATCACTCAATTTCTTTATAAGATCCAATATCTCCTGAATCTTTATATTCTTCTTCAATAATCGGATCTCTCCGTTATACAAGTCAAAGTATTCATTCTCCATATTATTCTATCGGTATTAGTCCTCGGACAAGAGGAGAGAGGCTCAATTGACCTCTAATCTTCTGAGAGACTGCTTCTTTCTTAATCGCAGAGAGTATCTTCTCTCTGGTCTTTCTGATGCTTGATATCTTAGATAAAGCTGTAGTAATTAATTTCGCATTACTAACGAATGACACCACACCATACTCTGTGTTAGTAATGGTCTCGGGCTTTGTGTGCTCAAGTAAATCAACCAACTCTTTTATCTTCTTATCAAACGCATAAAGCATTCTCTCTTCCGGAGTAGTATTTAAGTAAACATACTTTTTTATAGCAGCGGATAATAGTTGTTCCTCTTTATCAGTGAATACTTTATCTCTTTTCTTGAATGCTCTAAATTTAGCCTCTTCTTCTTTCTTCTTACTTGACGTATCACGTAATGGGTTCTCCTCGTTGATATCAGCCAGTAGAAAAATAAAGTAGAGCAACGAATTAGCTCTATTCTTAGTTTTAGTTCTATCGCTTTTCCATATATCCACAAACTCTTTAAATAAATAGAATTTATAATCAAGCACTACTCTCTCTTTCCGAAAATTAAGTTTGAACATTGTTATTTCCTTTCTTCGTAGTATTCGCCACATTTATAGCAGCGAAGTGTATAATAACGGGCTGTCTCTCCATAGACATGACCGTCATCCTCATGTTCACATTCAATTACTGGTTGCTGGTCTCCCTCATCATAGGGAAGAGCCCCAATTAATTTGGCAGCTCCTTTTTCCATTTCCTTCTCGTCGTCAGTCTTAATCTGCATGGACCAAGTCTTTCGTAGAGAACCTTGCTGTTTGCAGCTCGTATTGGTCGTTAAACCATTGACAAGTCACTCCTAGGAGTTTGGGCTTCTCATGTTCCGTAGAAACCTTATCGACCGATTTCACGATCATGGTAGGTTTAAATGGAATGTCCTGCTTCAGCGTTACTACGTCTCCAGGAGCGAAGTAAACATCTTGCTTTGTCTCATTAAACATTTCTTGATTATTTATTGATTATTAAAAAATTGCGCTAAGAATGGCTCCTAACCCTTCTTTATCTTTTAATCCCTTTACAAGGGTTGTTGCGCCTTTGTTGATTTTCTCGTCATTTGGTAAAAGTGAGTTAACAGCTCCACCAACCATTGTTGAACCTGCTGTTGCTCCACCACCTTTACTATTTAATGGGTTTAGAGTATCTGCTAAATCAACCACATCATTAATTGATTTATATTGAGTAGGAGCTGGTAAACCACTAGTTAAGACTTCTTGCCCTTCGAATCCCGATTTTAACGCTTCGGTAGGTGATGGAAGTTGATTCATTTCCATACTTTCTTCTAGAGTTGGTATGCCTGGGATACTAGGCGTTAGAGAATTCTTTTTAAGTTTTTTATTAGGTGTAAGCTTTAATTGCCCACCAGTTTGATGTTTTCTGTAAAGTATCATAACTTCAATATTATTGTTTTTATCTTCCTTTTATGTCATCGGGCCAATGCTTAAGCATCTTGTCTACCCGGCTGTCATATACTTTTCCATTCCATACTTCGTAGACTGCTTGAAGTTCAAGATTATCATCCCAGAATATCCGCATTGGATAAGTGGGTACATATTCATAACCGTCATCATATACACAGACCAGCACTTTCTCTTTTACTTTCTCAGGAGATCCCATGAGCGTTTGGTAGATTGATAGCTGTATGGAATAGTGTATCCAGTTACAGTCCTTTAAGTATTTGAATGGGCCCTTCATCATCTTATACTTCTTGATTTTAGGGTTATATCGTGAGGTCTTTTGTATTGGTTTAGAGAGGAATTTCCAGTCATAGATCATATACTCGTACTCTTTAGAGATAGGATTCAGCTTCTTCAGGATTATATCTGATTGTCCTGCTAAGGCTAGTAATTCTGAATAGACTAGTAATTCTGTTTTAGCTAGTTCATATCCTTTATCTTTGAGTTCTTCTATGATCTTGGGTACGTGTTCTGCCTTAGTCAGGTGTACGGGGGGATTCTTTATCTTGGTTCCTTTGAATAGCGCTTCTCCATATGCGTGGAGCAGGGTACCCTCTTGTGAGGCCTTCTCAGCCTTCTCCCTCCATCTTCTCTTTATTTCTTCTGGATCCCCTTTATAGTAGGGAGATTTGGGATTCTTAATAATCTCTTGGATTATCTCATCCGTCTTAAATTCTTCGTGTAGATCTTTAATGATCGTAGTAACCGAGTTAAATGCCATATCCGGATTTTCTATTAGCTCGTAGATGTGTCCCTTCTCCAGGAATCCTACTTTACCATCTAGGCTTACATTGTCATAATTCTTCATATCGTGTATTATAGTAAAAATATTTTTCTTAGGAGGAGGGGGAAAGAGAAGGAGGAGGAAGAAAGGGGGTATTTCTTTTCTTTTATATATTTTCTTTTCTTTAGGGGATAGATAGAGGAGGATAAGATAGGGAGGTGGAGGATATTAGTAATCCTCTATGATATTAGTAAGTATAGTATATAGTAATAGATATAATATAGGTTTTACGAAATTTTCGATTTGTGGATGGAAGTGAGTGGGATATACCATGCAGCCCCCGGTCGTTCTGAGTGGGGAATCGGTTTTCCGTCAAGTCGAAGGGGGCGTACCTTGTTTTTAATTCAATTTTATTTAAACACTTAAATTATACTATTATGATGGAACCACTGTTGTCTCTATTGTTCTGGGTTGTATTGCTGTCATTGTTTATCCCATTAGTCTTCAAGCATGAAGATGGATACTGGACTGGTGTTGGTATTGTACTTAAGAGAGTAGGTATCACACTATTCATCATGTACACTGTATCTAATCTATTTAGCTAATGATAGATATGTATGCATTGCCTGAACTAAACGTTTTAGGCGGCCCAATGGATTCGAGGGTTATATCAGACTATCCTAATGAATTATGGATAGAAGATATTACTGCTCAAGGACTTCTAGCTAATAAGCTGGAGTCAGGTTTGATCTACTTTCCTTTTGATCCTAGTGATTTAAAGGAAGGACTCTATCATGCCATGATTAAATGTGATTATGGTATCTATGATGCTATCCTTGAAATCAAGGAAACTAAACCACTAAACGGTTTAGCTTACTTAAATGAAGAATCATATAATGCTGTACTTAGTGAGGACGATTAATTCGAAACCCCCAATTTGGGGGTCTGGCACCTTAAGCAAGTGTCACTGATGAGATAGCTTGTCCCACCAGCTAAACGGTTTAGTACGTTCTGTACTTTACTTGATAGCGGCTTAATTATTAGTCTCAGCTGTTTATTAAATTATTAATTATTTATGTTAAATTCGAAGCGACGGGATAGATCCTGTATAAAGTATAATGGCGCACCATTACTCACTTCACAATCTTTATTATTATGGGAAATAGCACAGTTATTAATCCAGAAAACAACACAAACATGAACGACGAGAAGAATGGTGGAGGTAACACTCCACAAGTGCCTATGCGTTTTACTTGGACTGGTGTCCCACAGCACGCGGAATCTGTGGGATCTGATCTTGTAACCACCATGGTGGAAAACAAGAAGTTCCGCAACAGCTATATGGGCCTGCAGCCTGGGTTCTCTAAGGTTTGGGAGGTTATTAAGTACACTCCGAGGAAGACCAAGTCTTCCAAAGAAGAGGATACTTTTGATCTCCTTCTCCGTGATAACTTGACTGGCCGCAGAGTTACTCTTAACGGAGTAATAATGCTCAATAGTTTTTGGTATGACCCTACGGTTCTTGAGTCGGCTGAAACCGATTTCAAAACCGAGTTCGACTCTGGACTTGTTGATGATTACAGTAAGGACCGCTTCTTTCTTAAGAAGAAAGGTTCTGCTCTTGAGTCATCACTGGAGCTTGTTCACACTGTTGTAGGTGTTAGTAAGGATGAGGAGCTTCCAATTCCACAATTTATCCGTATCCACGGTGCTGTTGTGTCTGAGGAAAGTTTCTATCCTACTGATGGAGAGGTGAAGGATGCCGATAAGCATCCGTACATTTCACCTTCTCTGTATAACAAACACAAGCAACTTGTAGCAGAGTTCCAGCGAGTGTTCAAGGATTCTCTTGGGGCTGATTATAAGCCTAGCAAACAGGAGATCTATGACGCTATCAAGGAGGGTAAACTCACAACGCTGAAAGATGCTAGTGAGTATGATGTTGTCGCTGGTCTTCAGATGAAGCCAACCATGTGGTTTAACACCCTAGTGGTTGAGTTCACTGATGCGGAAGGAAGGTCACTTACTAGTAAGTAGTCCTTCTAAATAAGAAAGAGAGGAGTCTTAATCGGCTCCTCTTTTTTTTAAACAAAGTTGACATCTTCCCATCCTTGACATTTTCCTATACTTCTTTATACCTTAGCTTGTTCAAAAAAGTGATCAAGTCGCGAGCCTGCGCATCAGGTATTTATAATCTATTTTATTATTATGGGAAAATTTAAAGTTTCTGCAACAGTGATGGGTAACCTGGAAAAACGTAACGTTCTTCGCCAGGATGGTTTCCGTTTGTTCGACGGATTCACAGGTGAATACGAAACAAAATCGTATGTGCCTCGGAAGATGAATGGTGCTGATGATGCTAATGCATTTACAATTACTGCACAGCATTCAGACAAGAAAAAGAACCTGGTATTACCAGACTATATCTTCTTGAATGCAAGGGTAGTTAAGGACTCAACCAGCTTCGTTAAAATGGCTGGCCATGAGGGTATTGGTTTCTATGAAGACAATCAAGCGTTGATTGCTGCTTCACAGTTACTTAACGCGGAGGCCGATCGTAATGAGACTGGTGACCTGGATGAATTCAACATTCCGGATAAGTTCAAGATCGTTGGTGCTTTGACTCGTAAGATTGATGTTGATGGTAAAGTTGAACCAGCAATTCCTTTGCGTTTGTATAAGGGATACAATGCTGTTCTGTCTTACCACAGAAATCAGCTTAAAGAGCAAAAGGATCCTAATTGGCAAACTGCATTCATCACTCGTGATGATTTCATGGGCTATCTTAAGCGTAACTCTGATAAGGATATTACCATTCCTGGAGTACCGCCTGAGATGACTAAAATGGAACTTGCAGTACCGGATGCTCCGAGCAAGCCTGAGTATTGGACAGTTCAGCTTATTCTTCAAGACGTAGCTGGATAATGGGATTGAGGGGGAAACCCCTCTTCCTTTTTTTTATTTCTTTAACATTTTTTACACACTTACTTAAATAAACAAAACACCATGAACATTAAAAGCATTGAAAATTTAGCAGTTACAAATGTATCTATCGAACTTGACATGTTCGAACTTCAAGCAATCAAAGATCAAGTTGAAGCTCTTGATAAGCATTATGAGCACGTTGATAAACCTCGTGATGAGCGTGAATCATCAAAGACTTATATCACTAATGCTGATAGATTGCAAATTCTTGCGCATTATCATAATTTCTTTAAGAAAATTACTGGTGATGTACCATCAAGAAAGGAAGTTTGGTCTGGATTGTTCGGTGAAGTGAAACCTGCTAAGTAAGATTTTGGATTAATAAGTAGTCGTAACGTGAATCAGGGGAGTTATTGCGTTTAACTCCTCTGGTTTTTATTTTATTTAACGCATAAATTAAATGATAACATGCAAAGAATTGAAGCATTTTACAGTAAACTCCTTAATGGAACAGCAATTTATTCTGAATTCTCTTTTGAAAGAATCAAACGTTCACTTGATCTACAAAAACTTGATTGTGATTTGAACACTGCAAAGAGAATGAGAAACTTATTGAGAGAAGGATTAAAGATATATGATATCCCTGTTACTCATAAAGTGGTTTACAGGCAGAAAGGAATGTCATATCTTGCTATGGCTCCGATTCCACAAACAGCTGAAGTTGAATGGTGGATTAGTAAGTCTCTTTATGATGAAATGAGAGAATTAGGATTGGAAATTGAGTATAAAGATCAGATGTCAGCACTAGCTAACTTGCTGGCTATCACCACACTACTCATCCACACCCTTGAGTCAAGGCTTAGATTTCTCACCTCGCAAGTTGATTTTGAATAATTATTTACCGTGATAATTAGCTATATCCTTCGCTTCCAGCCGGTTGTTCTGGGAGGTTGGATATAGCCTATTTTCGAAAAACTAAACGATTTAGTCATGAAAAGAATTGATAAACTTAATAAATTAATCAGTGAATTATCTCCTCTTAATGAGGGGTGGAAAACAAAGATAGCTGATATTACGAAGCTTGAAGAAGTTGTAGTAAATATCTCTAAATGGAAGCATTTTATGTCTCAGCTCAATCATTTAACTAAAGATGCTATTGACATTGAAATAAGAGCTTGTGATAGTGCTATGGCATTATCTCTTGAACTTAAATCTGATGTTGGTACTTTATTTATCTGTATTGGTTGGTTATTTCTATTTAAAAATAATAGAACTGTTGAGGAATTTAACCAATTGTCTAAAGATAAAAAAATACAAGATTTAAGAGACGCATTATCAGCAGCTGATTCCACTCTTTGGAGAAATCTTCACATTTTAAACGAAGACATATGAAAAAATTAATAGAAAAATACATGCAAAGTGTAAAAGCAATTTCTTTTGTAGAGAAAGAAAAAGTTGTTGTATTCTTGAATATGGCATTTGCTGCTTTGCATGTCGATGATAAAGCTTCAATTGAATTTAGAGCAGGTAATTATCATATAGTTACTGAGAAGGATAATGAAACTGAAGTATTACAAGGAATGTTAAACATAACTAAATTAATGGAGGATTAACTTATGCATATGCAAGAAGTATTAAGACAAAAACTAAAAGAATTACCTTTCGCTATTAGACAAGCTGTTATACTTAAATACCGTGTACCTTTAACCGGAAGTATAAAGTTAATAGCAAAGATGCACCCGGAGTTTGAAGAGTCAAAAGTTGTACTTTATAACCTTTGGGGTGGTAAGATATTGGAAAATGCGCTTGATGAGGTTGACTCGGTATTAGAAACAGTTGCTCTAATTAAAAAAGAGATTATCTCTCATGATGTTCGTACCAAAATGTATCGTGAGATAGCTAAATCTATTTATTAATTAAATTTCTGTAACTATGAGACAGCCTTTAGTATTAGTTGGAGGAGTTCTTATACCTCTTAGTGAGGTTAAGAACTGGGACTTCAAATAACGTAACTTACGCTCCTAAATTGCTATGGAGGGAAGAAAGCAAGTAATCATCACATATTACCGTGAAACCGTGGGCAGGTGGAGTAGTGATGTAAAATTATTAAATCATTATGAACAACAATAAGAAATTAATCGTGGTGATGAGCCACTCCATCAGTGAAGACCAAGTAACTGATGCGAAACTCGAGCTCGGAGTTGATACCGTAGAGCAAATGACTGGTGATGTTGCAGATGCTTGTAAAGCTATAGATCCTAATGCTTCTTTTCAACAAATACGTGGTTTAGCTGCTGATGTTGTTGGTACAGCATTTGGAATGGATGCTACTCACATCTCGGTGATGGGTGAGCCTGCTCTTGTAACAGCGGCTTACGAATTCGCACAACATAACGGAATGACTTTTATACAATCCACTTCCGAACGAGTATCCCAGGATATTCCTCAGGAGGATGGTACTATAAAGAAAATCTCTATGTTTAAACACGTTCAATGGAGGATATGGGAATAGATCTCTCTGTTGATCGTGTGATCAAGACCCGGATATATGGGGCAAAGATAGACCACCGAGAGGTACCAGGTCTGTCTTTGCCTTATTTCTATCTCCATGGTGGA